TCACAGGTGTAATAACCTGTCCCCATATTTTTCCCATGAAACATGATAGATTGTTTTTTTGAAGGCAAAGTCCATGCATAGAAATTTTCCAATATACGCTTGCAGCTATCACAAAGTTTCATCAACATCCCTTATTTTTGACCTGTGTCCAATTTTATCTCTTTGTCATAGAAATACCTTAGTGCTATACAAAAAATCTTACTGGGGCCAATTTTGGCATATGCATTTTCATTAAGTTGTTTTTCAAGATCATCCAACATTTTATTTTCCACTTCAGTTAAATAAACAGAAAGAGTTCGTCTTTGTTTGCGCATAGTAACTACCTTACATTATATTGACATTGAATATATTATATGTTAACATGCTTTTAATAAATATCAAACATAAGGGGTAAATATGGAAAATAGATACGGATTTGATACCAACTTTTGTATTGTGTGTTCTGAAGAAGATTGTACTGACATACGATGCCAAGATCGCATCGATGACATAAATCCAGAAGTAATTAGAAAAAGCATGGAAGAATTAATTTCAGAAATTTGGGGCGATTAATGTTTACCGTAACACCTGATGGAAAATTTATAGATCAAGAATTAGCAGAAAAATTAGGCAGAACGCCAGAGTTTTCTGAAGTTATGAAAGCTATAGGAAAAGTTCAGCGATCCATAACCATTGTAAAAAATAAACAGGGTCATAATTATAAATATGCTGACTTTGCATCGATCTTAAACATATGTTATGAATCATTCGCTGAACAAGAATTAGTATTATCACAACCAATGTGGGAAGACGAACAAGGACGCATGACATTAAAAACTATTTTAATGCATATCCCTTCAAGCCAATGGATAAGCTCAAAAATGGTTTTCCCTGCATTAAAAGGAACTGAAAAAAACGATTGCCAGGCCATAGGTTCTATACAAACTTATTGGCGAAGATATTCCTTGCTTAGCCTTATAGGGTTGGATGATGAGGATGATGATGGTAAGAAGGCAGAAGGTTACTCCATGCCAACCTACCGTACCCCATCCCAGCCCTATAGCGCTTCTGAATTTATTAGCGAAAAACAGGTTGATTTCTTACGAGCACTAATGAATAAATATCCTGAACCGGCAAAGCGTTTACAGGGTATAGAACTGAGTAATATTAAAAAAACTGAATTCAATGGTATATTGTCACTATTTCCCACCAACTAATCTGTAAAACAGGAGAGTCATGGAAGTTTCCAAAACCCCATCGATTGCTAAAGTAACCAAGAAAAATGAATATATTGCTCCATCAGTAATTCATGAACAACTTGCTAAGATTCATGAACAGCTCCATGCTATCTTCATACAATTGCCTAAAGGGGAAACAGAAACATCCTTTCGAGTACGATTGTTAGAAAAAAAAGTAGATGATCTGATTGCACATATGAAAAAGCCTTGGTACAAAAGGTAATGAAATGGGTGAAGTACAAACGATAGTACGATATGGTCCACCAAGTAATCTGGATAAACATCCCTATGGTACTCGCATTATTGTCTATAAAAACAATGTCGAAACAATATATGATCTATGGGTTCAATTAAGTAACCATGACGAACCCAATTGGGAATATATGGGAGAATTCAGGAAGGATCATAAAACTACTGTTGAAGTATATCCTGTAGAACCTGATTAATTAAGTTTAATGCACTGCTGCGAACGTTTTTGCCCTCGCTGTTATATTTCAACGAGGGCAGGAAAAGAGAGAACAAGCAATCTATAAATATTCTATAATCCAGATTTCACCACGACCTCCGTCTCCACCAGCTCCGGAACCTACGGTAGTACCACCGGAACTGAGACAAGCACCGCCGCCACCGCCACCGCCCCCTCTTGTACCACCATTCCCTCCTGTGCCGCCACTTGATGCGCCTGCGACGTTGCCTGAACAGGCACCACCACCACCACCTGTGCCACCACTAATGTATGCTGCTGGGGATAACGAAGAGCCATCAGCACCGTTGCCTCCATTGGCAGATGCGGTAACTCCAGCGGTTCCACCCGCTAACAGGACAGTAGCGCCCTGAGATATTGATCCCCCTGCTCGTCCTTGGCCATTCCCGCCAAAGGTCGTTAGATAGATACCACCTGCACCACCACCAGTTGCACTTCCGCACAAAAATACTGGCGTGGGGCTTGTTGCCCCAGCATTAACTGCTGAAGAAGCCGAACCGGTTAATGAAACGAATGCTCCTAGACCACATGAGTTACCTACACTCGGAGTAACTGCACCTGTTCCAGCTCGTCCAGCTCCACCACCAGTACCTGTTCCCGTAACAACAATTTTTGTACCAATTGAAGAAGCTCCGCCATCAGTACCAGGATTGCCAGCGCTTGAATCAGTTGTTTGTGATGCGCCACCTGTTCCTCCAGCTCCGATGGTAATAGTTTCAGGTGATGCAAAAAATGTAGCATCGGCATATCCTACAAGAAAATTTGTATTGCCGCCGCCGCCACCAGAAGCAGCGTTATTAGTGAATTTAGCACCACTTCCGCCACCTCCGCCTCCTGACCATACATAAAATTCTACCCATCGGGTATTCTCGTTTTTAGTCCAGGTATCATTGGCGGTGTATTTATTGACAATAATAGTTGGTTGTTTATAGCTCATAGTATCCCCTTAATAAATTTCATAACTGCTTCCGTTAAACAGAACCGAGACCGCTTCATAGTCAGCAGTCATTACATACGAAGTCGCCCCATCAATAGTAACTACCCCACCGACCGTAGTGATGGTTATGTTATTGGTATTAGCCGAACCTGTTGAATCTTTTATGGTAATATATCGGCCTGTTGTCGGTGCGTTAGGCAATTGTACAGTGATAGCACCACCTGAAGAGTCGACTCCTAGAAACTGATCTCCAGAAAGTACAACATAGGGGGTAGTATTGACTGCGGTGTAGGATAGCGCACTTCCTGGAATAGCTTGCGAACCTAGTTCTCCTGCTGCATTGATAATAACCATCTCGGTAGCACCCGCAGGCGTAACTCCGAAAACGTTTTCAATGCTTTGTATATCGAGTGATCCATCTACTTTTAGGGCAGTTCCAGCATTTGGACTAAAAATTTCAACATTACCACCATCCGAAATAGTCATCCGTGGAGACAATGAGTTAGTTGCATCAGAGCGGGTTGCAAAGGTTAGGTTTGCAGGTATTTTACCAGCAGCAATCGTGCCCGTAGATGTTGATGATATATATGATCCAATAAATTCTTGTGATGCACTATCTGCGCCAATAAAAGCAAATGTTCCAAGTGTATCCCCCGAAACAATTGGACCTAATGCACGATTTTTTATTAGTGAAGTATATGCGCCATTGGAGTTATTTTGTGTATTAATCGCTATAACACTAGAACCAAAAACAGTTAAAGTTGAATCAGTTGCTCCAACTGTACCCGTATCAGACTCGGACTTTGCAATAGCTATAAGACCATCATTAGTAATAACCATTCTTTCTGTAAGCGGATTTACTGAATTAGGCTTTGTCCAAAATGTAAGATTTGCTGGTACGTTTCCAGCTGATATGGTTCCAGTCGATACCGATTTAATTTGTGCACCAACACCAAAACCAGCACCAGTAAATCCTTCCCAATTTAAAGTACCAATTTCGTCACCTGATATAATAGATATACCTGGCCCACTACTTTTAGCGATAGTTGCTGCAGCTCCTGTGGTGAGAACTGAACGATTATATGCTATAACTGATCTTCCCAATATAGTAAAAGTAGCTACTGGGCTTGTTAAAGTACCAGTATCATTGTCTGCCTGCTGTACAACACATACACCACCTTCACTGATAGAAAATCTTTGTGTTACAGCTGCCAATGAGTCAGGTTTGGTCCAAAAAGTTAGATTAGCAGGAACATTTCCCGCAGATATAGTGCCAGTTGATGTAGAAGAAATTCTTGCACCAATTCCAAACCCACCCCCTGTAAATCCTTCCCATGTAAGAGACCCAATCTGATCACCTGATATAATTGGAATTCCTACACCACTACTTTTAGCAATCGTTGCAAGACCACCATTACTAGTTACTGATCTATTATATGAAATAACAGAAGAACCAATGGTTGAAAATGTAGATGTCGGAGTTCCAATGGTTCCTGTGTCATTATCTGCTTGGTTAACAACAGTAACACCATTAGATGAAATAGCCATACGTAAAACTTGTGGTGCTGTTGCCGCGTCCTGTGCGGTGTAAAAATTAAGATTAAACGGGATTCGATCAGCGCCTATAGTTCCAGTAGATATTGCGCTGATCCCCAATTTTCGGGAAAAGGTTCCCCCTGAATCAGCACCACCAAAGTAAATCTCTCCAATCGAATCACCCGATACCACCGGACCACCGGTAAGCGATCGTGCTTTATTGAACTCAATTTTGGGACCCGTCGCGCTGGCATCCCCGTTGAGAATGCCAAAATTGTAAGAAAGTAAGGCTAAACTATTTAATACTGGCATGTTCTCTCCTAGATAACATTAAGGTTGCCAACACTGGTAAATATCGTCCAACGGGTATCAGTAGCCACACAAATAAGCTCAGCACAATCTGAACCTGCTAGTGCTGCCACGCTACCACCAACTCCTAACGTAGAATCAGTACCTGCAAAACTAATCTGCTGTCCTGCCCCTTGGGTAATAGTCCAGAGATTAGAATCACCAACAATACGAATGACATCGCCAACGAGTGAGGTTGCTGGTAATGAAAGACTTACTGGTGCACCTGCTTGTATGATGTATTGGGTATTCGGGGACAATGCCTGACTTACCGTTACTATTACTGTTGCGGTTGGTATACCACCACCTGCGGAACCGAGCTGTCCATTGGAATCTATGACAACAAGTTCAGGAGCAAGAGCGGGAGTTACACCGTAAACACCTGCTATAAAGGCTCTATTTTGCTGTGCAAAACCAGCGCCTTGTGTTCCGATTCGGATAGTATTGTTATCCCCCGCTTGTCCTGTATTTTGTAGGAAAATATTGGAGCTATCTCCCAGAGTCAAATTATTGCCAGAATTGAGGCCACCCAAGACAAGGTTATACGAACCCGTAGTTAGGCCTATTAAAGATCCAGTACCGATGGCAGTATTGTTAGCGCCTGAAATCAGGTTATTACCCGTACCAAAGCCTAACAGAACGTTTTGGTTTCCCGTTGTCAATGCGCCAGCGACTTGATCACCAATAGCTACGTTACTGTTACCGTTGCCAATCACTTGAAGTGCCTCGGTTCCAATACCAATATTTGCACCAGAACCAGTAGTAAAGTTTCCTGCATCGATACCCAGGAATATATTGCCACCAAGAGTGCCAAAGTTGTGCAAGAATCTTCGAGACATATCAGTCAGTTGAATACCCGAAGTATTACTTTGACCAACGCGTATGACATCCGATTCTCCTGCAATCCCTGGCACTTGTGGCCCTACAACAATATTACGTGCTTCATTAAGCACATACGCACTTCCTGCGGTTCTACCGATGGCTACAATATCTAATGCATTGGTCATATTTGAAGCGGATAATTCACCTATCAGTGTGTTACCACTTCCTGTTGTAATTGCGCGTCCTGAACCAGCACCAATAGCGGTATTAAGTAACCCCGTCGTAGAGAATTTTAGGGCTTGGAAACCAACGGCAGTGCTACCCGATACGGTCGTACTGATAGTGGTTAATGCTTCAAACCCAACAGCGGTATTTGCAATAGAGCTTGTTAAATTTGTTAATGCGGAGTTACCTACTGCGACGTTAGATTGTCCTGTTGTCAATGCTGCCAGAGCGCCAACACCTAAGCCAACGTTGTTCGTTGCGGTTGTTATACCTGCGGCATTTGAACCTAGAATAGGGTTGCTCGTACGAGCAAAATCTAATGTTTCAGTTGCAGCAGACCCAATAAAAAGTACGGTAGCGTTTGCTGTTAATAAATTAAAATTCCCTAAAAGGGGTGACCTTGGTACACCATCATTACCTGTAATAGTTTCTATAGATGTTCCACCACCAACTTGTGTACCTAACTGGCCAGTGTCATCAATAATAACTCGTGCTATAGTTGCACTTGCGGGAGTGATGCCATAAATCCCTGCTATATTGCATTTATTTTGTTGAGCTAGGCCAGCTCCTTGTTGCCCTATGCGAATCCAATTAGCATCGCCTACTATGCCGGTATTTCCCAAAACTAAGTTACTGTTTTCTGTAGTATAATTTGTACCAGCATTAATTCCTAATGCAGTATTAGAAGTTGCGGTTGTAATATTAGATAAAGCACCGGAACCAACAGCCGTATTGAAATTTGCAGTTGTTGCTAGTTCTAAAGCTCCAGAACCAACTGCTGTATTTTGTACACCAGTCGTTAATATTTCTAATGTGGCTATACCAAATGCGGTATTATTATTACCAGAAGTTATAGCAGAACCAGAACTATCGCCAACACAGGTGTTTGCGCCCCCAGTAGTCAATGAAGACAGGGAAGCAGTTCCTATACCTAAATTGCCGAGGGCAGTAGCAGTAGTAAGAGTAAAATTACCTGCATTTTGTCCAAGAAAAGTATTTTGCGTGCCATATGCATGGAGAAATCTATTGTTATTAATAAAAATAGAACCAATTGGACCAAAAATTGGATCAGGTGCAGCGGTTGTCGGCATCAACAATGCAGTAGCTATTGCTCGCGAGTTATCAAAACCTGCCATGGGTATCTCCTATGAAACAAACGTCCAAAACGACGTAGATTTCCAATTAATTGTTAAGCCAGCAACACCAAATATCAATATGTCGAATGAATTGGCACCGCTAACATTGACACCCGCAACAGCAGACGCAGTATTAATCGCAGGTTCTGCAAAAAATATTGAGTTATTGACACCAATTAATGTGGCAGTTGCTCCATCAGTACGAACTGTTGCAAATATCTTCCATCCTGCTCCAGAAGGAGTAGTTCCCTCATACGCTGCTACGCGTGCCTCTATTTCATACACACCAGGAGTTGCACCAAGATCAAGTGCAAGTAAAAAATCCGGAACAAAGCCAACTGTTGTTGCTGTATCTGTTGATGAAGAAGGATTTACAATCGTTAGTGTATTAGTGGCAGCATTGTCTAAAACTCGCGTAATTTCATTGTCGCCAACAATATTAATATTTCCAAGACCATTGGGTGGTACGGGGGTAGGTCCACCACCCCCAACATCTATATTTCCGGTAAGAGTAAAGACTCCCGCTGGTGGTGGTACTGGACCACCACTGCCAATACTTGTCAGTTGTGACATTATTCACCTCCATAAGCAAGTGATAAGGTTACGTCACCTGCGGTTCCAAGAACACCAGGAAAACGTACATACACAATATCACCAGCAGATAATGACCATGCTTTTGAACCTTGTTGGGTTCCTGTCTTATTACTAGTTATGTCATTTACAAATGCGCGACCAGCAACAAGTTTTCCATGATCATCAATACCATTAAGGCTGTAATATATAGGTTGATCAGTATCGTTGGATAAAATCCACTGACGTGCAGGATATATCAGAGCTGCCTCGCCTGCATAATTAGGTGCTCCTACAGGAACTATCATAGCTCCAGCGCCTGTAGATACGTTGTAATTTGCAGGAATAGCACCGAATGCAAGCACACGCATAGGCTCCATGGCATAGCGAGTGGATTGAATGCTAATTACCATTCTTCACCTCTGTTTCTTTTGCCATAGATGCTTTAGACATATCATAAACATTAAGCATTAATTGGATGGTTGCATTGAATGCTTCCTGAAACGTTGCATTAGCAGGACAGGAGAAAATAAATTTGTCATTTTCAGTTTTTACTTCAAATACAAATCTTTGTGATTGTGTGGTTTCAGTTTCTTGTACTGGTGTAACTGTGTTTACTGGTTCCATAGTTTTCCTTTATGGTTAAAATGTTTGGCTTAGATTACTAAGCTAAACAAATAGTGACTAGGTTCAGGCGGCACAAGTTACGTTAGTCCACGCCCCAGCAGCCGTGGCTATATACATACGTTCAGTTGCGCCACCTGCGTCAGTTCTTATGTACAGATCACCAATATGTAATGCCAATCCGTTAGCAGGAGCACCTGCACCGGTATAAACATAAACAGGTCCAGGCAGTTGAGTAATTGGAGATGCAAGGACAGTTCTGTTTCCTGCTGTTGAAGAACCGATAGTGGTTACGTGAGCTGCTGCCCCGGTAGATATATTAACTACACCGGCACGGGTACCCGTCATAACGTTTGCAGTCTGTGTCCCAGCAGTACCGTTACCCGCAAGAATATTAACTACAGAATCTGCACCCGAAGCACCAGAAGCAATATCTACCACTTGTGCAGATGTATTTGCTCCATTAGCGACATTAACATCATTACCAGAAATACCATTTGCTATATTTATTGTTTTAACACCAGCAGCATTTGCAATATTAACAGTTTGAGCGGCTGTTCCTGGTGCAATGCTCACTGCACCAGTGCTCGCACCTGTTCCACCGATAGAAATGGTACCAGAACTCATGCTAGAACCAATCGCAATAGCTCCAGTAGTAATTGTTGTTGTTCCGACGTTTATGCTGCCTGCTGCTGCAGAATCGATGTTAACAGAGGAACCCAATAAGCTACTGGAAGTATTAGCAGAGTTACCTAAAGCTAAAGTTCCCGTATTAGAACCACTACCAATAGAAGTATTTTGTGCGCCAGCCGCAATATTAATAGTAGTTGCACCGGTAAGACTAATTGGTCCTGGCGTAACAGTTAATGAAGTAAAAACACCCGCTGAACCACCACCTGTTGCTAATTCAGCCCAAAGTGCAGAACCAACGTTGCCACCCATGAATACCCATAACCGGGGAACCGCTGGATTAGCTTGGTTAAGCCATTGTTGTCCATATTGACCAAAATCTTGTGCCCCTGGGTTACGTAAAGCTCTGATAATCAATGGTGCTAATTTTTGCAACCCATGATTAAAGCCATACCCAATAAGCGTTTGTTGTTGGTTTACTGACATAGTAATTCTCCAGTTATGAAGTAATAAAATTTTATTTCATTGCCAGCAAACCACGCTACACATTTCTTTTGCAAATATTATTAATCATGTGATATAATTATGTCGCAAGAAGTTTACAGGGAGCAAAGTTTTGAAAAAGACAAAAAAACTGCTGTTATATTTAACAGACGATCAGCACAGAATTATTAAGCTCAGGGCAACTCGAATGGGTATGTCTATGTGTAATTATATTTTAGATGCAATTGCTGATAAATTTGAGAAAGATACAAATTTAGGTTGGCCTTTAGAGCAAGGAAAAAAAAATGAATGAAATAAAATATGAACAAAGTTTTTCAGGACAGTTGTATGGTACGTTTCTAGTATTTTACTTTTTATTCTGGCTCTGGCTCTGATACAAGACGATATTTCATTTGATTTGCTTGATCAAATTTTTTTGCCTCTTTATTAAATGCATTAACATCTCTTAAAAAGCCAGGAATATTTTGCTTTGATGCTTGTTTTATAGCATCTGCCCATACTTGTTTTGCTAGTTTACTATGTTTAAATAGTCTTACTACCCGGTCAGCCCGACGAGCAGCAATTGCTGCGGCCGCTAATTTACCACCCGTTGCACCTTTTAATAAATATGTTGAAGCTGGTACCAGTAGGTCAAATGATGTTTCAGTAAGAGGGTGAAGGCCTTTGGGAATATATTGCATGATAAAATTTTCAACATCTGATTTTTCTTTTAATCCACGCCAACCATTTTTAGCTAATTCATAGGGTGTCCCAAATGCTTTATTTGATTTTCCATAATTAACTATAGTTGAATCAATGTGATGCGCTAATTGTTTAAATTTATCACGTGCTTCTTTCGGCATTTTATAATCGTAACCAAGTTTATTAAATTCTTGTACGCGTTTAACCGCTTCATTCACAGGCATACGTCTATCCATCCCTTGAAATGCACCTTTAAATGCCTCAAGTTGTTCAGCTGCTACCTTTTTCCATTCGAGGGGTTGGCCATGTAATGAATCTAGAAGTTTTTCGTTTTCATTCCATAACTTACTTCCATCAAGATATTTACCTTTGCCAATGTTTTCTGATTGCGCGTAGTTTTGATGCACTAAGTCTTCTATAGCTTTATTATTTCCCAGTATTCCAGGTAAAAATGAAGTTCCAAATTGTGCTATTGTTTGACCTAATGGTCCAAATCCTGCTAGCCGTGCTGTTTCTTTTCCAGCTAATCCAGTAACTGCTGGCAATAAACCTGTACGTGCTGTTTGAACGCTGGCTTTTGCTCCTGCTTTTAAACCACTTGTCGCGGCTTTAGTTAGCCCTTTAGTTAATGCACCGGGTGCTATAATATTAACTAATTCGTGGCCTAGTTTTTCAGGATAACTTTGTGGCTCAAGATAATTTGCCTGTACATTAAGAGGAATATATCTTTCTGCTTTTTGTTGTAATGATTCTTGTGTAGGTAAAATATTTGCAAGAGGTTTTGTTATTTGAGGAAGTGCCGTTCCCAATAATTCATTAAATGGCCTACCATATTTACCCGGTTGTTCAGGAATTGATTTTTGACCTTCTTCTGCCAAATAATCTGCTATCTGCGCAATATCTCCTGGTTGTCCCAAGGTACTGGTAATTGCTTTAGTTCCCAAGGCTATAGGAATGCGAACAGCAGGATTTTCTAAAAACTCTGATGTACTGTTTTTTTCAAATGGATTTGCTACTGGTTCTTCAGGCAATAAACGATATTTCATCATCCCCTCGCTTTGGATACTTTTAGCCATTCTCTGCCATTTGATATTTCTTCCGTCCCATCTTCAGCAATACGTTTGCGACCTTTATATTTTGAAGCAGGCATTTGCTCATTAGTTACCCAACCTTGAGCTGCGTCGCGACCTTTTTCAATACTATCCAAAATTTTATTGATTTCTGGCTCAGCTCGTTTCCACGCCAAAGTTCTTAAGTTATGTGGCGGAATACCAGCATGTTCCATTTCAATTTTATCCGCATATTTATCAACGATTTCTGGTATTTTTAATGCCTCTTCAGCGGTATGTATTGCATTCATAGCAGCTTCTTTGGTTGTCGCTAGTTCGGCCATGCTTTCAAGCAATGTTTGCAATTTATAATCAGTTGTAGTTCCCTTTACAGCTTGTGACGCAATTCTTTTTAGAATTTTATTTGCTTCTTGCGTGGTCGAAGTCTGTAGTTCTTTTGGTAATTGTGCAGCAAATCCAGTCGCAGTATTAGGATCCATAATTAATGTTTTAAGTCTTCCAAGTTCAGAACGTTGTATAGCATTAGACTCAATATCGGATTGTAATTGGTTACGCCAATCTTTTGTTTGGCTAATGCCAAATTCTTTCTGCTTTTGAAGAGTTTTAGCTTGTTCGGAAGCAGCAGTTGTTAAAGCATTGATTTGGGGTCCTTGCAATCCAGGATACTTTTTAAGGACTTCCGTAACAGGAATTCCGCCTGCTACATCAGCAGCAGCTTGCGCATAGGCTTGATTTGCTGGGCCTTTCATACGTTCTTTAAGCAATGTATTTAAAAGCGATTCTGGGGCATATTTAAGGGCTGATAATGCTTCTGGAGTAAATCCTTCACCTAAGACGCCAGACTTTTGCAATCCTTCAAGAGCCTTAAAGCGTTGATTGGCTTGTTGTTCTTGTGCCATATTCTGTAATTTTTGTTCCAAAAGACTCGTTACACCTGCTTGTACACCTTGTCCCAGTCCAGAACCTAATGCTTCTTGCCATGTTGGTTGTGGTTGTACTATTTGTGCCATATTAATCTCCTGATTGTGAATATGCGTAAAGACCGCCACCAGCTAACAATGCCAACAAGATAGGTAAGGTGGCAGGATTAGATGCTAATGCTCCTAGTCCTGCACTTGTTCCTAACCCACTTAGCGATGATCCCAAACCAGATAAAAGACCGGTATTGCCCAAAGCTCCTGATAATCCTAATGTTCCTGCTAATCCTGCACCGGTTCCCAAACCACCTGCAATTGCTGAACCAAAACCTCTTCCTGGAGGAGAATAGATATTTTCAGTACTTGGTTTTAGACCTAGTTGTAACATTTGAAGGAGATTTCCTACATTATTTTGACCAAACTGTTCACGTTGTTGGTTAAGCCCTAATTCAAACCCAGTACCAGCCCCTGTAAGCGCGTTTTTATAGCCAGATGAATCAGTACCACCTATTGATGCAAATCGTTCAGCCAAAAGTGGAATGGTTTGATTTTCAAAACCTCTGCGTGCTGCTTGTTCATAGGCACCAAACCCTTGTGTTGGATTTTTTAATCCTTCAAGGCCCATACCCCGTAATTGAGAGAGTAAATTTTCAATACCACCTTGTTGTTGATTACCATACAACGGTAACTGGGTAAGATTTCCCCCACCCTGTAATGCTTGGTTCATGATTTGATTGTTATAAGCCATAAGGGTTCCTCAAAGTTTTATATATTCTAATACGACATAGCAGATATTGAAGTTACTTCTATTCGATCCAGTTTTTATATAGACGTTTGTATTATCTACCCGCAAAGAAATATTCTCTACAAGAACCGATGATGCATAAGGTATGGGTATATAATTTAATCCTGTCGTATCTGAAGCACATGCGTAGATTCTTGTAAACGTAAATTGATTAGATATCGTAAGGTTATGTGGTTGTGATGTTTCGGTAGTATCAGGCAATGGCCCGTAATTTACTAACAATCTATATACCTGCCGATATTCAGGAACCTGGGGTGTATTACTGGTAAGTGCTGGATTTTGGAACCATGACTGCGAGTTTACCAATTCTTGCGTAAGGTACATGCCCGTATCTTTTAAATTGAGCACGTTACACATAAGGTTTACGTTCTGGTATAAGCGAACCAATAATTCTTTAAATTCAGGCTTGGTAACATCAACTGAATATAACTGCGATACATCAAAGATAAACGTATTAGGTACATAAGCACCAGTACTAGTTTGTTGAGCATCAAGTGCCATTACTGCAATCTCCCTACTGGGCTACAGTTGAGGATCATTGCATGAAGTTGAAAATCCTGTAGCGATGTTTCTGGTCGTATCATCTGTTCATAACTCATATAGATGCGAAACTGCATAGATGTCCCGTCTGCTTGGAAATACAACGGATGCCATATTTCTTCTTGGTACTGTTCTAAAGGATAGTAAATAGCAGGGTATGGGGTTGTTTCTAGAACGCTTGGTGTTGTGCCATATAATACACCCGCTTCGGCTGTGGTGAGTGTAGAGAGGTAGGAGGAGGAGGGGTAATAATCGACCGTCACTGCACCACCAAAGCCTGTTGCGGGATTAGGATCAGTTCTATCAATAAGGAAATCTATCTTTTGAATGTATACGTTTTTACCATCTTTACGGTATGGATTGAAATCTTTAGTGAGAATATTTATGTTTGACACACGTGCTACCGTACCACCTCCGCTATAAGTACCGCTTATTACTTCACGTGCATCTATGGTAATTGTATTAACTCCACCAACGGATACAATCTGATATATTTTGCCGTTAAGATTTGTAATATTTCCCGGAGCACTATCTTGTGCATTTTCAATTAAAACATATTCAGAGGATAGTTCTGAGTTTTCAAAGGTCGAAAGATTATGATCGTTAATTGTTAGTGTTACATTATTACCTGCAAATGACATATCGGTAATTTGTAATCCACCAACATTACGAGAGGTATCTCTATCAATAATAAATGTATAGCCTTCCTGGTTTCCGCCAATTACCTGTCTGAACTGTCCTTGCATTGCTCCCGCATTCCATGCCTGATTAAGTTCAGCCCACGTATATAATGTCGTTTGCCATGTCTGATCTGATACTTGGTTAAAATAACCAAAACAGGTAATGCTATCGGTATTAAACGACCACGCCCCTAAACGATAGTTATAAACGAATACGCGATTAGGATAGGTATCAGCATTTGGATTAGTCTGATCATCATCGGCGTACGTCCAATAGGCCATTTCTGAATAGTAATCACGGATGCCATATACTCTTTGCACGCCATTGTTTTCATTACGGATATCAAATACTTCATCTGGTATAAGTTCATCAATGCGTGATACGTTACTTCCATTACATTGATGGATACCAACGTTTCCGACCGTCATGATAAATTGATCAAAGGGAATGGAACTGAATGTTGATTCAGCACCAAGCTCAGTATTGAGTAAGTTCCATATGAACGGTTGTTGTTGGTTGCCGGTATACGCAAGTTCATAGGTGCTGCGCTCATAAGAAAATATACAACGGTCCTTAATAAATTCGCATCCTACAATGGCTTCCTGTGTTTGGGAGTTTCTTAAGAATCCTGCGCCCTTATAGTTTGCTGCGTTTTGGTCATCATACCAGGCAAATGGGGAAGCATTAGAAGCATCCCCCACTTGTGACCAACGTATGCCATTTTTATAATTAAATTGTGTAATACCTTCCAATTCAGTGGTATTGGCTAATACCAATCTGCTTTTAAATGCAACGATAATGAGACAGGTTGTTACTTTATAACCGTCCGCATTGATCTGAGGATTAAAAGTATTCCAGTTGGCTCCATCCCAATATTGCATCAAATCCGCAGGATTATTATTGGTAACAAATAATAGTGTTGATGCTGTTGATGAAGCCTGATAGTTTTCTGCCCAGAAAAATTGGCTATTACTTCCCGACCATATACCTGGATTGGGCGCAGTAGTACTAGAACCAATTCTACGCCATCCGGCGTTGGTGTATTGATATGCAAATCGTGTATCAAATCCAAGCGTAGGTAAGTCATTTATAGGGCCTGTTTGATAGGTAGGTAATCCCATAACCGGCAAGGATGGATACCATATTACTGCCGTACCATCAGGAGAGGGATCATTGATCGTGTAATTACCTGTCGTAGTATCATAGGTGCCATTGGTAAGTGGATTAGTTACTAATAATGCTCCGTTAACCAGATTGGCCGTGTAGAGATTTGTTCCTACAGAGAACATTTGTCCCACAAATGTTGTACCTGCTATGGCAGCTCCAGGAACAGTGCCTGATGCGGTGCCACCAACAATGGTATCAACTTCGATAGCTAAACGAGATGTTAATTGCTCATATCCTGGAACTGCACCATCTGATGGAACCATATAGCGTGAACCAAAACGTTTTCTTATACGATCCCTGAAATGGTATGCATTCACTAAATTAGCAAAACTTTGATCTGGCAATGCCCAGGGTTTTACATCTGTTTGTAGCGTACCGCGTAGAGGGCCTATAAAAAAACGATCCATATTATGCTCCTATTCCAATGACAGTATAACTTACGAGCATAGGACTTGGTATTGATGGAACTGCATCAGTTTGGATTTGAACTGCAATTACTTTTGTTATGGCATTACCGGTATATGAAATAGAAAATGGCCCTATTACTGTTGGTTGAGATATTGAAACTTGTGTTGAAATAACAGTAGTAAACACTGGAATTATTGGAGATACGGGAAAATTAATTGTATATGTTGGCGCAGGAACGGTAAAAGATTGTTCACCAGTTTTTACTAAATATCCTCCAGGAAGAAAAAACCAAGTTGCTTGACCATTAGAAGGAGCTGTTGTGCTCAATGTAGATGCAGTAATAGGTATCTGTTGTTGGGCTGGCCCAACAATATTTCTGTTAACAAATATTTCACTTACGCCATAGGCAGTTTTAGCAAAAAATCCTGGTTGCGCTCCAGTAAATGTAGGATTTCCGCCTTGGTTAGGAAATTGTATATAACCCTGATTAGGATTTAGCATTGTTCCTAATCCCCCAGAGGTTGCTGCAAAGTTTCCTAAAAGATCACCCTGCGAAGTGCGTAATCTATCAGTGGGCTGCGGAATCGTTGATTGATATGCCATAATATTCCTTTAAAAGTTACTCCAGCCAAAGAATGAACCATATCCTTGCCATGAAGAAGTATTATCAGTTTGACCACTGTAGATTGTAGATGTTCTCTGGTTACTATATTGAACTAATGTGGTTCTTAAAACTTCACGTTTTTGCAAATCATATTCAGGCAAAATAGCTTGAATGCTTTCATTGTCTTGTTGATCTTCGAAAAACTGTTTTGCAGCGCCATAGGCGATATATTTCCACCATTGTTGCAAGAACGGTTTATCGGTTGACTGTAATAGTTCCATAGGCCGTAAAAATACCTGCATATCAATTCTATACGCTTGATCAGGGACAGGGCGGAGCGTAAATACGTCATCAAAATACAATACCGCTTGAGGCCTTGAAGCATTATAGGGAACTGTTTGACTGTTTATTGGTGCTAAATTAGCTGGTGCACTGGGGAATGTAACCCCATACTGTCCAGTAATATAATTAATAAAGTTATTTCCAGCAGGTGGTACATATGGGGCAACCTGCGGATTAACTATTGGATCATTGTATGGTGGGTTATTTCTTAATGGTAATCCCGCTTGGCTTGCATTATATGGTATTAATACCCCGAAATTAGTTGGGTTGCCTGTTGTAGCATCTAAGATTGGCACATCAATCATTGCAAGGCTTTGATTATTACTATCATACGAGCTAAAAAGCACATTATTTTGCAAAAATGGAGTATTAGATATAGTCCCAGTAAATGTTGTTGCTACTCCATTACCTGTTGAACCGACTGAAGCTATATTATTAAGAAATGGATATGATGCAAAAAATGATTCACGGCTTTGGGAAAACTGTACGTTATAACCAGCTATATAAAATGGCTGATGTACTGAAATGTATTTATTTTTGAAGTCATAGAGGGGATCATTAACATCACCCGACTCAGTTCCCGTTTGATATGTATCTACATTTGGTTTTGAATAAAACGTAAATGTAGATTTTAAAGCAAAAAGTCGTAAATGCTCTGGTAAATCATAAAGAATAAATGTATTGATGTACTCATCTATCTGAGGAGTCGATAACAAGGCTTCACTGGGCTTACGGGTAAGCCTTCTTACCTTAGTACGTATTGCTTGTAAGCTTGAATCTGCCATTGCATCTCCTAATACGGCAGTGCGTTGTGCACGGCGTTATATAAGTTACTGTTTATTCCACCAACAGGAATGACTTGTGACGGCGTTCTTGTTCCTGGAGGTGGTGTAGGGCCAGGATAGGTAAATACATCAAAGGAACGGGTATCTATGTTTATCGTAAATGTTGTTGGACTGGCTACGGTGATAGTCCCGGTTAAATTATTAGCTTGGGTCATGCCATATACTTTCGGTACAATCAAACGCACTATAAGTCCATCAAGGTATTGATGTGCAAATGTTGTTGTTACTAAGGCATTTTCAGCATTGGTAATATCCGATATCAATCGGTATGCTTGCTGAAAATTAGGAAATTGCACCGCTGAAAAATATGGCATATTTCACCCTTTTTATTTTACACCCATCATGCTAACAGCATCACATAATGGGTGCTACTATTTTTAATTCATTGGAACAACTGGGCTTACCTTTCCGACTTTTACTAAATCTTTAGGTACCATCATTTCAGGAGTAATAAATTCATAGATGCTAAATTCTGCTCTTTGTACCCGTACTTCAACACTTGTTCCTGGTATTTCACGACCTTTTTCATCGACGGCAGTAGTGAGTTTAGGATAGGAACATTTATCGTTAATATATTTGGCTACAAACAAAGGTATTGTATATTCATGGCCATCAATAAAAGTTTCTCTAAATAGCTTTGTGCCCTTACCCATTTTGTTGGCTATTTTAAAACGGCCACCTGGATTTTCTTTGTAGTTAAAGCGGCCACGTACCATTTGGTTACTATGTTCAGTGATTTTTGATAAATCTGCTGCGGTTAATCTCTTTTCCATTTGAACTCCGATTAAGCAGGAGGTGAACTGAATCACCCCCTGGATAAAAAATTACGTGGTTATTGTAAATTTACGTTATATGATGTTTCTACTTGCCATAAGATTACATCACCGACTTGTCCGGCAGGAGAGTTTGCACCCGCTGCAAGAATAACACCGGTAAATCCTTCGTTTCGTGTTGCACCATCTAACATATTTGAATTGTACTGTGGTACTGTAACAATATCGTTATTAGCACCTTGTCCTACAGGAATAACTTGTGCAGGGCTGTACGGTACTTCATTAGACGATACATAGCGTTGGTTGCCCAAGTTATTGTTAGGGAAGTTACCGAAAGTTTCCCATGCAACAAATGCTGATGTATCAATATTTAATACGATATTATTTGCAACGCCACCATTGTTAGGTTCATTACCAGCTCTTGTAGCGTTAATAGCGACAATAAGGGCTTGTACCCCATCAAGCTGTGACCATTGACCCCATACTGCTGCACCACCAGGGAAACTTAAACGTATCGATTGGCCAACGGTGTAACCATGGGTAACCGACATATATACTTTTGCCTGAGCAGTTGAACTGATATAGGTAATGGTGCGAGCGCGTGGATAGTAAATAGGATCGTATGGAATAACTCGGTAGTTACCGGCTGTTGAAGCAACAGAGTTTACTAAGTTAATGTTTCCGATTGTAAAGCTAACACCAGCGTTGATTGCCGTAACCGTAAAATCAATACCAGAAATTTGTGGTTGATTGTCTAATGCGGCTAAACGAACAATATCACCAACATTTGGTGTACTTGCAGTAAGAACTACTGGTGGGTTAGCAGCAGATACACCCGTAACCGCACGAAGAACACCAGGGATGCTCAAGGTACTATTAACAACGGTAAATCCACCAACGCCTAATGTAGCCGCAGTAGTTTGAAGATCAGCGGTATTTCCGGCATTACCTTGAATTACAAATGCATCGTTTTGTGCCATGCCATTCAGCCAGTAAAAATGCTTACCGGTAGACGCGCCGCCTGCTTGTGATTTTGTTAAGTTCCACACTTCGATTTTATCTACTTGGGGACTTAATACTAAGGTTTTTGCTGCTCCAGTTGAAGTGAAGCGTCCTTGCATGCTTATTGCATATTCCATTATTTTCTCCTTGTATTATGCAGGTAAGGTGCAACGGCCATTTAATAACCATTGGTCATTTAGAATTCGAGGCACCATAGCGGTTCTCCAACCGCAACTTACTGTCTGCATCAACGCATCGGAGAATTGCGCTGGCTTATACAAGAATTGAGCAAATGCGCCATCTTGTTTGATAATTGCATAAGCTTCCATCGCTACAATGAAGTTATTGTATACGTTAGCACCTTGTGCAGAATCAAATGGGGTAATAGAACCGATAGATGAAATACAGAAACGAATATTACCTAACGCTGCCCATTCTGCTTCTAGTGGACGAGTTGGATTAGGATATTGTGCTTTCTGTGTAGCACCCGCAGCTACTAATGAGCTGGTCATATCGGTGTGTGATAAACCAAAAAAAGCATCGCGCACAGGCCCGGTCCCAAAACGATTTTCTCCGGGAATTGTGTCTAGCATGCATCTTGCATCATTTCCCAGAAGGACTTGTGTCCAATAATCCGTGTCTGTTTGTGAGATTTCAGTAGGATTATCGCCATTTGAACCGCCTTCAGCGTTGATAGCAGTAGCAGTACC